ATCTTCTGTGCTCTTGACTGAGACTCCTGTGCTTGTCCTGATGAGGCATCTGTCTGTGACTGCTGGAAGGCCATCTGTGCCTGTTGTGCTGCTTGCTGTGCTTGCTGTTGCTCTGGAGTAGGCTGTGAGGCTTGCTCTGCTTGTTGCATCTTAGCAATCAGTTCTTCACGGTTGGACAGGTTCATGTTGTCAATAATAGATTGCAACAATGTGTTGTACACTGGAGACTCTTGAGGCATAGTCTGTAGTAGTTGTACAAGCTGTGTTACTTCGTACTCACGGGCAATAATACCTAGAGTAGATGTAGTGTTAAACTTGTAGTCCTTTACAGGGTAGTTCTCTGGGTCAAACTGCATGTATCTATACGCAGCCTTCTGCACAAATGGAATCAGGAAGGACTGCTGGAAGTTAATCAATGTACGCTTGTGACGCTTAATGATTGCACCTAGAGACATACTAATACCAGCGGCAGTAGAGTCACCGTTGATACTACCTGCAATACCAGCGGAGTCTATAGCTCCTGTAGCAGTCTGTACCATCTTCTGTAGCTCTGCTGCCTGTGCAAAGGTAATCTGATTTACTTGACCAAAGTTAAATGGGAACAAGGCAGTTCTAGGGTCACCGTTGGTTAGCAGTATCTTTCCTGGTCTAACTTCCGGTCTGGAGCCTCTAGGGAGCCGTGTAGCGTCCATACCCATCATAGGGTGTACTGTTAGTGCCAGTGCGTCAATGCGTGCTCTAAGCTCAGTATCAAGTGCTTTCTGGCTGTTGTAACCTTTCTCACATACACCACGACCCCAGAACTTACTAGGTACTACATCCCACGGAAATGCAACAATAGGTCTGTCCTGCATCATATATGGATTTTCTTCAGCCTTTAGTAGAATGCTGCCATTAGCGACAACAACAATAGCTTCTACAAAGTACTCGTCTTCATTGTCTTCCTCATCACCTTCTAGTTCAATATCAGCAATATCTTCGTCTTCACCAAGCATTGCTTCCTGCTCACCTATCTTTAGCAAGTAGCGTGGCACTAAACCGTAGTACTTAGTCAGTCTAACCTTGTCCTCATCAAAGGATGTAAGGTCTTGATCTGGCTCTAAATCGTAGTCACTGGCTGCTTGACCTACATAAATGTCTCTGTATACACCTTGTTCCTGCAATTGCTGGACCTGATGACGGGGTACAAACTCATCTACAGCTACACCTAGGGCATCCTCAATGGAGGTAGCTACAGGGTCTATAAGGAAGTTCTGAGGCATTACAGGGCGTAGTTTAGTAACTGTACGGTCAGTAATGTTTACACCTACAGCTTGTAATTCTCCACCCATGACAGGCTGAGTGGCTGGAGCCATCTCTTTTACGTCCTCAAGTATTATTTCACCAATACCTGTACCAAATACTGCACTGTTGATAAGACATTCACCAACACTCTTGCGTAAACCTACCTTTTCAAAGTCTTCATGCAGCTTTTTGCGTAAATATACAATATCTTGGTTCTCTGGGTCTGCCATATCGTCAGTAATATCAAAATATTTACCACGACCAAAGGTAGCTTCCTCTATTTCAGCTACACTGGACTCTACAGCTTGCTGTGTAGCAGGGCTAATGATCCTAGAGCGTTCACTTTTACGCATAGAGTCCTCTGAAGCCCAGATTCCACGCCATAAACGGTAGAATTCTTCAAACTTCTCTGAGTAATTAGACTCATAGTGGTCACGCCAAGAATCACACTTAGCCATTACCCAGTTTTCTAGGTGCTCATCAGTTGACAGTACGTCATTATCACCGTAGTCCATTATTTTTTACCTGTTTTGGCTGCTTTTTTGAATGCTCTTGCTGTAGGAGCACCTTTACTACCGGCTTTACGCATCTTTTCACCGGAACCCGCTGCAATACGTTTACGTTTAGCATGAATGTTACTGTACAAACCTTGTTTAGCCATGTTAATATCCTGTTACTGTGTCTAGTACCTCAAGATCATTGATCTCAAAGTCATATGTGTAAGCTACTTTAGCCAATTGATCTATGTATGCCACTGAGTCCACAAGGTCATCATGTGTCAATGGGTCTGGGAATTGAAATAGTTGATCCATAAACCTAGTATTCCACTCACCTTTACCTAGTGTAATCTGACCATTCTCAAATCTACCCTGTAAGGCCCACATAATCCTATCAGTCTTCTTCCTGTTACCGTGTGTAAGCTGCTCTACAACAAAGAATCTACCATTCTGTTTCATTAGGTCAGTCAAAGGTGACATTACAGCCTGTTGAGATATACCACGTTCAATGCCTACACTAATAGGTCTGTAGTCTCTTACTGCTTCAAATATCTTCCTGGCTGTATCCGCTAAGTCCCACCTACCATAGATGATGTTCTCTATGTGCCAGCCTTCTTCATTTACTTTAGCTATGGCTATGGATGATTCATCAAGCCTACTGTTCTTAGATCTTTTCTTGTTTACTTGCTCAAAGCCAGCTAAGTCAATGGCTATGTAGTAGTCACCAACGTCAGGAGTATCTCCAAACTTAACCCACTCCTCCTTGAACATCTCTGAGCCTCTGGCTTCAAAGGATGCCATAAACTCTTGTCGGAATGCGTAGGATGACATTGACTTCTTAGCTAGATCTATTTCCTCAGAGTCCAGTAGTTCATTGTCATAGCTTGTAAAGTGATAAGCTACATAGGACTCATCGTCCCCTAGCTCTGCGTATTTATACAACTCATAGAAGTGATTACGCCCCATAGGTGTACCAATAAACAGTGCACCTCCTTTCTGGTCAGCTAGGGCAGGTCTAAGGATCTGCTCAAAGACCTCTGGCTTCATGTCTGCGTACTCATCCATCACTAGGTAGTATAAAGATACACCACGCATAGTCTCCGGTCTGTCTGCACCTTTCAATGATATTGTAGAGCCATTGATTAGTTTAATCTGCAAGTTGTTAATGTGAGCACTTACTATCACTTCCTGAGCTAACTCTAGGAGTGTTTGCCACATAATGTCTCTAGCCTGACCCTGTGTAGGGGCTACATAAAATACATTACCTTTAGTGGACTCTAAGGCTTTTACAATAAGTTTCCATGCAGCTAGTCTAGTCTTACCTGTACGTCTACCAGCAGCTATTACTAAAAATCTAGTATCGTCTACCCATGCCTGCTTCTGCCAGTCCAGTAACTCAATGTTAAGACTTGTCATGTATTAACTTTCTTAACTGTTCCATCTGATCCTCATCCACAACTATTGTGTACTCAGTAGTAGAATCCTGTGTTTCAGTATTACCGTCCCAGTTAAGATCTTCCTGCTTGGCTAATGTTTCTTTGTATTCTTTGTTACCCATAAGTCCACATCACTGGTACGTCCGTAGGTCTAACGTCTACATGCACAAATCCATTAGCTACACCAATACCACTAAAGCCTAGCTCTATAGCCTTCTTAACTATAGTGTGCCTTTGTATACCTGATGATACAGCTATATCCGCTGCTATGCCTTGAGCATGAGTTCCTGGCTTTATTTTACCTAACTCTATGGGGTGCTGTGGGGATCTATAGCCACTGGTGATTACAAAAGGAAAACCACAGGCTTCTCTTAGCTCATCTAAGGCTAGTATAAGCTCATCTTCTATTTCATTCTCACCTGTCACTTGACAAGCAAACTCATCTCTACTGAAGTATTTATACATCTTGTTCTACAATCTCCCCTTCAATGTCATTATCACTAACATTTGTTTCTACATTACTACCTAATCCAGATATAGTAATGTTAACTGAAGATCTACCACTGGCTGCATCCTTTTCAAAGTAGCTTAATGGTAGTGTTCTATCCATAACTAACTTCCATGCAGCAGCTTGGTTCTTATGGTCATTGTCTAGGGCAGCATCAAAGATAGTCTCAAGTACTCTCCTAGACTTAGGGCTGGCTAACATACGAGCTTTGTACTCATTGATAATAGCAGCATCACCCTTAGGGCGACCCATGACTCCCCTATTCCCACGTTTACTAGCGGCTACCTCAGACTTCTTAGGTCTACCTCTGCCTCTCTTTTTCTTAGGTTCAGTAATGTTATTATCCATTATGTATTTACCTTATGTAGCTAAGAATACCTCTTGATTATATCATACTTTTACTCAAAAGTCAAGCACTATTTACTGTTATTTACAATAATATGTGTATTTCTTGGATTATCTTGTGTATTCAAAGGGTTGACTAAGGTTAGTGAGTGCTAACTTATACTACTTTTTTCTAATTTCTACTCTGGTAAGACCAAGGGCCTACTACAATAATCATAGAGACGGCAGCACCGCCCCCGACCCCAACGGTTAGACCCACCCCCAACAGTAACCATTAGTTATCAGCGGGGGCTTAACCCAACGGTTAGACTAAGGGGCCACTTAACCCAACAGTTAGTCTAAGGTCTAACCCTAGACAACAACAGTTAGACTAAGGCGCGACTCAACCTAATGGTTAGACTAAGGGGAGACTAAGGACTGACCCTGGAGTACAACAGTTAGACTAAGGACTGACTAAAGAGTTAAGTGTGTGGGTGTATGTAGTAGCCTTTAGTCAACCCTAAGATTTACCTATAAAGAGAAGCACACCAAAGAGGTTATAAGGATAACCGTTGATATAACTAATTGGTATAAAGAAAGTGAGACAAGTGCTTGCGCTTTGTGCATTGGTCATTCAATATAGCTACATCAACTAACAACAACAAAGAGAAACAAATGAACAACCAAGACAACACATACAACGGCTGGACAAACTTTGAGACATGGCAAGCTGCTCTATGGTTAGACAATGATGGCTTTATTG